ACTTCTTACAATAACAATTTTAGAAAAATGTATGCAGGTATCGGAATGGTTTACGATCCTGTAAAAGATAAATTTTTAGCAGCGCAACCTTACGCTTCATGGTCATTAGATTCTAATGATGATTGGCAAGCACCAATAACATATCCTTCAATTACAAAAGAGGGTGATGTTATATATATTATTTCTTGGAACGAAGATAAATATAATGCTGACAACACAAAAGGTTGGGAAGCAATAAAATCAAACGACGAATCAGAAACACCTACCAAATACGATTGGAACGGCACAGCTTGGGTGTCCGAATAGGAGGACACAATGCCAAGAAATAAATCTGGCTCAACAAACGGTGGAGTAATTGGAAAAACGAATAAAAGTTCGTTTGGAAAAGATACCATTACAACCAAAACATCATCAGGTAATATCACAGCACAACCAGGAACTAGAGTAGTTCAAGCTACAACAGTCGCTGGTGGCGGTGGTGGTGCTGGTAGAGGTGGCGGCGGTGGTGGCGGCGGTGGTGGTGTTGTTTGTGAAGAAATTAATGCTTCAGGAACTATAGCAGTTGTCATAGGTGCTGGTGGAGCAGGAGGAAATCCAAACGTAGCGGATTATACTGGATCTCCAGGAACTGTTACAACAGTCGCTGGTTGTTCTTCAGCAGTAGCTGGCGGAGGCGGAGGTTCTAATTGTGGTGCTGGAAAACCTGGTGGCTCTGGTGGAGGTGAAGGAAGACCAGGTTCACCTGGATTTGGTACTGGAACTGCTGGACAAGGAAATAATGGTGGAAGTCAAAATAATTGTAATGGAGGTGGTGGTGGCGGTGCTGGTGCTGTAGGAGGAAATGCCTCTTCAGGAGCTGGTGGAGCTGGTGGTGCTGGTTCTAGTTCTATTTCATCTTTATCTTGCACAGTTTTTGCTGGTGGTGGAGGAGGATCAGGAGAAAATCAAACAAGTAATCCTGGTGGAGCAGCTGGACCTGGAGGTGGTGGTGCTGGTCAACCTGGTCAAGATAGTTTTAACCCTAACGCAAATGGATCAGCTAATACAGGTGGTGGAGCTGGTGGTGGAGGTTATGCCCCAGGTTGTTCTCCTGGTGGTCAAGGTGGTTCTGGTATAGCCATCGTAAAAGAATTAAATAAAGCAAGCGGTGTGTGGTCAATGCAAAGTCAATTTAGTGCCAAGTCTCAAGGAACATGGCCATCTGTTGCACTCTCACCATTTAGTGCACAATTTTTAGTTATCGCAGGTGGTGGAGCTGGAGGTAGTAATGGACCAGGTGGTGGTGGAGCTGGAGGTTATAGATCATCAGTAGCTTGTGAGTCATCTGGTGGAGGTGGTTCTGCTGAATCTTTATCACCAATAACAGTTGATACAACTTATAGTATTACAATAGGTGCAGGAGGTTCAGGACAAACTCCCTCTCCAACACCAAGACAGTATGGTATTCCAGGAAGTAATTCAGTTTTTGCAAACCCTGCAGCCCCTATAACATCAACAGGTGGTGGAGGTGGTGCTGCTGGAGGAGATGGACAAACACCAGGTAGACCTGGAGGATCAGGTGGAGGTGGTGCTGCTTATAATGGACCTACTCAACCAGGAGGTTCAGGAACTTCTAATCAAGGTTATGCTGGTGGATCAGCTTCATCTAGTGGTGGAGTATTATCCGCTGCAGGTGGAGGTGGTGCTGGAGCTGTTGGAGCAAACGCAAGTCCAGGAGCACATTCAAGTTCTAGTCCTGGACCAGGATATTCAGGGGGTGCTGGTTTAGCAAGTTCAATTACAGGATCACCTGTATTTAGAGCGGGTGGTGGATCAGGGGGTTATTCTCCAACACCAAGTTCTGTGGGTCCAGCTGGTCAAACAGCAGTAGATCAAAATGGTGTAGCTAATAGTGGTTCAGGTGGAGGTGGTGCTGGACAAGGTGGTTCAGGAGTTGTAATAATAAAATCACCTGCTGACAGTGATATAACTGTAGCTCCAGGTAGTAACTCTGTATCAACTCTACCTTCTGGTGAAAAAGTAGCTACCTTCACTGTATCAGGAACTTATACAGCTAATAAATTTGCATAAATATTGACAGTTTTTTAGTAATTGATATAAGAAAGAAGTAGAAAGATGAACCTAACAAATTATTATTGGTATTTTCAATCAGCAATTCCAAGTCGTATTTGTGATGAGATAGTTAAGTACGGAAAATCTATTTCAGATCAAATGGCTGTGACTGGCGGCTT